CGGTGGAAGTGAACAGCACAGACACTGCGGCATGATAAAAAAAACCGCCAGCGACAGGAATGGACGCTGGCGGTGGTGATACCTATGGAGAAAAAATAAAGGAACGATACTTTCGTACTCTGGTTTTTAATGAAAACAGTTCTTATTGTCAACAATAACGGAAAGAAATTATGACATTTCTGAACCAGTTAATGCTGTACTTCTGTACGGTGGTCTGTGTGCTGTATCTCCTTTCGGGTGGGTACAGGGCAGTGCGCGATTGCTGGCGCAGGCAGATTGACAAAAGGGCCGCTGAGAAAATCAGCGCCGGTCAGTCAGCCGGAAGCAAACCCGAAGAGCCGCTCATTTAGCGGCAACTTTCTTAATCACACCTTTCGACGAGAAAATCCCATGTCAGAAATTACATCCCTGGTCACTGCTGAAGCAGTGAAGGAAGTCCTGCGCTCTGAAGAAGTCCGGAGCGCACTGAAACAGAAACTTCGCCATAACCTGGAAGCGCGTCTTGATGCAGAAGTGGATGCCATTCTGGATGAACTGCTGGGCGCACCGGCAGCTCCGGAGCCGGAAGGCATCGCGGGTGAGGGGAGTGCTTCAGATAGCGGTGACCCCACACCGGACAGCGACATGATGATGTAAGCATGCGTCAGGGACCATCGGTGTGTGCCGGTGGTCTTTTTTATTGTTGTGAGCTTCCGGATTGCGGGAGGCGGGGTATGAACCAGATGGAAAAAATCACAACAGGTGTGTCATACACCACGTCAGCGGTGGGAACGGGCTACTGGTTCCTGCAGTTGCTGGACAGGGTTTCCCCGTCTCAGTGGGCGGCAATAGGCGTGCTGGGGAGTCTGCTGTTTGGTCTGCTGACGTACCTGACGAACCTGTATTTCAAAATCAGAGAGGACAGGCGTAAGGCGGCACGGGGAGAGTAAGCTGATGAGCAGGAAACTCCGCTATGGTTTATCGGCTGCCGTTCTGGCGCTGATTGCCGCAGGTGCTTCTGCGCCTGAAATCCTCGACCAGTTTCTGGATGAAAAGGAAGGCAACCACACCACGGCATACCGTGATGGTGCGGGTATCTGGACCATCTGCCGAGGCGCCATCATGGTGGATGGTAAGCCTGTGATTCCTGGCATGAAGCTGTCGAAGGAAAAATGCGACCGGGTTAACGCTATCGAACGGGATAAGGCGCTGGCATGGGTGGAGCGTAATATAAAAGTTCCACTGACCGAGCCACAAAAAGCAGGTATCGCGTCATTTTGCCCCTATAACATTGGCCCCGGTAAGTGTTTCCCGTCGACGTTTTATAAGCGGCTTAATGCAGGCGATCGCAGGGGAGCGTGTGAGGCGATTCGCTGGTGGATTAAGGACGGTGGCAGAGACTGCCGTATCCGTTCAAACAACTGTTACGGTCAGGTATCAAGACGTGACCAGGAGAGTGCGCTGGCATGCTGGGGTATCGACAGGTAAGCAGAATATTTTGCTGAAAAATGACGTTGGCCAACGCGGGTAGACAACACGAAATCCTGCGAACTGGCAAAATGTAAGTGAATAAAGTCAACAAGATTGTTTCATGAAGAGGCACCGTAATGGTGCCTTTGTCATTTCTGCGCTTCGCACAAGCGTAAATAAACCAAAGAACCTTTCAGGATGAGCCCTGGTGGATAACCGGCAGTGGTCTGGTTAACCCTCTTTGGGCTGGTTATTCCTGTGCGCAGGGTTCATCACTAAAAGGAAATAACCGATGAATATGATGACCGTGCCGTTTCACGGCGATTCTCTTTATGTGGTTAACCATAACGGCGAACCATACGTTCCCATGAAACCTGTCGTTGCGGGGATGGGGCTGGCCTGGCAATCACAGTTGGCTAAGTTAAGACAGCGTTTTGCGTCAACTATAACGGAAATCGTTATGGTTGCTGAGGATGGGAAACGACGCAATATGGTGTCCCTGCCGCTTCGAAAACTTGCAGGCTGGTTACAAACCATCAATCCCAACAAAGTAAAACCCGAAATCCGCGGCAAGGTAATCCAGTATCAGGAAGAGTGTGACGATGTTCTCTATGAATACTGGACGAAGGGTTTTGTCGTTAATCCCCGTCGAATGAGTGTGATGGAAGAACTCAATCAGGCTTGCGCTGACATGAAACGGGATAAAAACATTGCCAGTGTGTTTGCTACCGGGCTGAATGAGTGGAAACAGGTTAAAGCCGCGCATGTATCAAAAATCCGCACATTGATAAACGAAGCGAATCTGCTGATTGATTTTGTCCTGGCTGATACAGACAAAGGGAAAATAACAAAGGCGGATTGATGGAGTGGTGGCTAATGATATCGGATAAACTCATAACGCTGGCGAAGATCCTCTGTGTAATCGTCGGCATTTCATTTTTAGTCATTCTGGTTGCCATTTTCTTTTCCACCGCTTGGCGAGTCCTGACGTTATCGGGACTGGTGGGGTGAAAGAGAGATGAACCGTGTTCTGTGTGTGGTGATTATTGTCCTGCTGGTAGCCTGTGGTGCACTTAGTCTGGGGCTGAATCATTACCGCGATAACGCCATAACCTACAAAGAGCAGCGCGATAAAAAAGTCAGTGAGCTGGAGCTGGCAAATGCAACCATTACTGATATGCAGCAGCGCCAGCGTGATGTTGCTGCACTTGATGCCAGATACTCGAGGGAATTAGCCGATGCGAGAGCTGAAAATGAAACTCTGCGTGCTGATGTTGCCGCTGGTCGTAAGCGCCTGCGCATCAACGCCAACTGTCCAGGCTCCTTGCGTAAAGCCCCCATCACCTCCGGCGTGGATAATGCAACCGGTCCCCGACTGGCAGAAGCCGCTGAACGGGATTATTTCATCCTCAGAGAACGGCTGATGGCAATGCAGAAGCAACTGGAAGGAGCACAGGAATATATCCGTACCCAGTGTATACCGTGATGTTTTGTTACGAAGGTGTTACTGGTAACGTTAAGGTAATTTAACAAAGAGTCAGTTCCGGACTTTATAGTGTGCTCAGTTCATGGCCAAAAACGATTTCTGTGATAAATATTTTGAATATTATTTACAGGTAAATGGAGTGGGGCGCATGGATAGAAATATTACAATAGAGTATGAAGTATATGCCCGTATTGTATGGGCAGAGAAGGCAAAAACATGGTAATTCCGTGTGTTGCCATGATACCTGATTGGCAGAATTGTTGTTTGGTTTTGAGTATATAGTCAGCGTCTTTTGTTCGGTAATTGCTCTTTCAATTAAAATGCCAGATATGATTTGCTTTTCTTTGTTGTTTAGTTTTTTTGTATATTATTTTTATTGTTTTTATATAATTAGTTTTTTATTGTTGTCTTATTAAGGACGGTAAATTCAGGATGGCAGTCTGTAGATAAACGGAGGTTACTTATGCTACATGATCACCTGGCAGAATGTCTGGAGAAAAAAGGACTGTACCGGAGAGCAGCTGAACGATGGGCAAAAGTGATGGTACAGCTAAGTGATGACCAGAAAAGAAAAGTGGCGGCACAGAAACGAGCAGAGTGTTTGCGTAAGGCGCGCCGGACTCCGGTTTCACCGGTGAACCTGACCGAAATAAAACAAGCGGTCAACAGACTACATTCTGAGTTGGGAATGGGATTTGAAGAGCGGCGGGTATTCCGACGATATAAAGGGACAGGAGAACAGAATACGTCCGGAAACGCGCGGTCAAAAAAATGCTAAAAAATATCTGAGAGCGTTATTGCCTGTTACCATAAGAAAAAGCGACTTTAGTGGTCGCTTTTTGTGTCATATATAAGTCGTTTAAGTAAACCTGTCTGAACAGGTTCTCTGGTCGTGTTTGTCTTTGTTGGGTACAAATTGAGAATATTTTTCATTAATTAATCTTCTTCTGCAGGCTTCAATAACCCACGCTGAAAAATTTTCTGAACCTTTCTGGTCAAGAGCGATGTTAATTTGTTCAATCATCTGGTTTGGAAATCGGATGTTGCGGGTTGTTGTTCTGCGGGGCCGGTTTTTCGATGACATTTTCTTTCCTCTGGTGACAAGCTATATGGCGAGGATTTTACATGGCTGTGCTTCGTACGTTACCGGGCAGAATCAAAACTCTGAACACCCGGCGGGTGAATGTCCTGAAGGGTGAACAGCGTCGGGTCAGTGGTAGTGCCCGGGTTTCCCTCAAGCGTCATATCTGGCTGAGGGATGCCGGACAGTGCTGTCTCTGTGGGCGTGTGGTTGACCTTTGTGACAGTGAACTTGAGCACCGCATTGCACTTCAGTTCGGTGGTGGTAATGAGGAGACGAATCTCTGGACGCTCTGTACCGAATGCCATCGACAAAAGTCTGCTCGTGAAGCGGCGAGTGGTATGCCAGACCCGACGCTGCCGGAGGTGTCCGGAGGTAGTGGCAGAGCGGACGACATCACCGGACTGTAACCCGACCCGGGGGGGGTATCATCCGGCGTAAAAAAAGATCGCTTT